CTCCACCAACGTAGTCATCATTTATATAAAAAACAATTGAGACTGTGCCTATTAAATCTTTTGGGCTATAGTCTGGATCGTAATCTGTGTGCGGACCCATTTCTGTTAAGTTGTCATACTTATATATTTTACAATGTGTTGGAAGATCGCCGAGATCTATGCCGTGGGACAAAGCATATTCTTCTCCTATTTGAATTGCTCTATAATGGATTATACTGGCAATTTTAGAGTTATGTCTGTCTCTAGGGTTATTGTTTAAAACATTTTTATAATTTATTGTTTTTTGATAACCATACTGCACACTCTTGCAAGAAGAAAGCCATGGCTCCCATTTAGTTATTTGAGACCCAACATCTTGAAATTGGTCCATCCATTCAATTTCTTTTATCATGGATTCTGTATCATCAAAAACCTCAGTGTAGTAATGTATATCCTTGTTAATAATTTCTTTATGCATCGTACTTACCCTTATGTGTTGGAGGAGTTCCTTTTTTCTTAAGCTCGTTCCATTCTTCGTAAGTTTTTTCTTGTTCCGCTCTTGTCTCTTTAAGCTCTGCTTCCCATTCAGCAATTTGTTCTGGTGTGTAAACAGCGTCGGCATTATCCCAGAAAGACCCAACTGTATATCTTTCTGCTTTTTGAACCATAGTAACTTCGTGCTCATTACCGTGCCCACCTTTAAAGAAAGCTAATCTTCCAGGCTTTGGCTTTATTGCAATATCATGATGTTTGAAGTTTAAAACTCCTCCATCAAAATTATCATTTAGGTAAAGAAACCCAGCGTACTTGCTTTTATAGAATGCAGAGGGGGAACCATCTTCATGAGTATTGTCTGAATGAAATCCAGCGAATGCGCCAACTACCCATTTTTGTGCATGGTAGCTAACCTCTGATAGCTCTCTATCAAAACACATCTCTCCTGCCTTTTTTACTTTTTCTTTTAAAATAGAAAAGTAATCTTTAGGCAATCCAAACACTAAAAGGTTTTCGTCCCATGGCCAGTAGCCCATTGCCAAAGAACCATAAAAAGATATTTGATTCCACTTTAAATGTCCTGCATCTGTAATTGCATCAAAATAAGCAATTATTTTTTGACATTCTTCTTCTGTAATTAAATTATCAACAACAAAAACATCATCTTTAAGGGATATAATTTCCATTAGCACACCGTCTTATCTTTATCTTCTAAACTATCCAAATAGTCTATGTGGTCTTGTATTTCTTTTTCAGTTGGAACCTTTTCTTTTCCGTTTTCAAATACCAAGTTGCCTCCGTATACATCAAGGCTTATTCTTCTTTTTTCCATCTCTGCCCATTTTGTTGCACCATACTTCAATTGGTTTGCAAGCCACTCTTCTGACCCTGCATATGGATAAAACATAAAGTTTCTTATTAAATACTTATTGCCTTTTGTTGCAGTCTTAACTCCATGATAGTATCCTTCGCCAGAAGGGAAAACCATAATATCTCCAGCCTCTGGCTTATATGCAGGAACAAATTCTCCGTTTACATAAAACTCTATTTCTCCACCTTCGTAATCATCGTTAATGTAAACTGTGCATGTAATATAAAACTTATCTCCTGGAGCATCCTTATCTGTTTGCTTAAAATCAGTATGATACTGCATGGTTAAATTATTTTTTAAAGAATCAACGTTAGTAAAATATTTACAGAATGAGGATGATCCTAGCTGACAATCTTTGGGAAGCTCTACATTATACTTTTTAATATAGTCATCAATGGCAACATTATATGCGTCCCAAACCTTTTCGGCAGCCCAGTACTCTTTGTCGAAGGTTTTATTTTTACCAAGTAGGCTTTCTACTGCACCCTTAAACTTTGTTGATGAGTAAGTTCCAAACTTGCTCCATTTTGTCCACGGAACAAAGTAGTGCTCGTCCGACTCATTTTCAATGCTCTCGGTTGACTTTACAACATCAAAAATTTCTTTATGATCTGGGAGCAAGCCCTTGTAGATTTCAATTCTAGGATAGAGTGTTTTTGATGTGAAATCAGCCATTTGTTTTTTCTCCTAATTTAGTTATAGTCCAGAACCATGGTGAGGTGTATCTGGTGCCTTGTGTAATTACGTCTACTCCGTGTATATAGTTTAAATCTCCTGGAAAAAAATATGCAGCTCTAGCTTTTGGCTTAAAGGCAATTTCTTGTTTTGGAAAATGAAGTCTTCCACCCTCATAGTCTTCATTTAAATAAATTACTGTTCCAATGTCGTACCACGGGAAATTGTTTGCGGTGCCCTTGTCTGGACCTTCGTGCAACTCTTTGTCTGCATGTGGCCACTGCATAGAACCAACTGGCCATCTTACTAAACAAGGCCCTGTTGGGTTTACCTCTACATTAAAGTGCTTTTCAATAATAAGTCTTAGTCTTTGAATTATTGTATTTAGCATTACCGAAACATTAGGGTCTGATTCATCTAGGGATTTTTTTGTTGCAACACGATCTGCCCATACATTGTGTTGATAAATTATAGTTCCATTTTCATTACGTACGTCTTGCCCTTGATCCCATACTTGATTACCCTTAATAAAATTAAGAAGGTATTCATTTTCTTCTTCAGTTAACAAATTTTCAATTTCAACAATGTTTTCTGGGCCGTTGCCAAAGTATCCTGAAGGAGTAATAGATGTTCTGTGCTTTCTAATATCCGATGAGTTCTCTACCGTGTTATCCATTTAGTTTCTTTTCCTATTCATATTTTTTAGGTACCCAAGTTCTTTTTTTATAAACGCCAGTGTCTGCTCTATAAATAGCTACGTGATCGTCATGCTTTTTTTGCATTTCTTGATAGGTATACAAATTAAACTCTGATACCCATTCTTCTCTTTTGATCGGAATAATTTGTGCGTAAGGGGTTCCTTTTGGAATTATTCCTGTAAATCCGTCTCTAATAAAAAAGGGCATCAGTCCTGGTGCTCCGTACTTGTCACTATCAATTATACCGCCTACTGTTAAAAAAGGCAGGCCGAAGTTATTGATTGGCTGAACTACTAAAGCGCTGTATCCATCTGGAAGCGTAAACCCCCAGTTTGGATACCAATGGTAAACAAATTTATAATACCCTTCAGGATAATAGAACTCTCCCATATGCGAACGTATTGCAACAAAATCATCATATCCTGGCTCTGCTTTTATTAATGGATATCCGCTTTGCATAAAAACATTAATGTCGCATGGTGTTGTAAATGTATATCCTGTTGTAAAAATATCATGAAGAGCTGGACAAGATTTAAATCCTGGGCCCTTTTTATTATCTGGTGGCCCGACTACATCGTTTCCCTCAAAATCTTTCCAATATTTGCTGGCATTTTTAAACCATGCTGGCATTGTATTTTTTGAAGGACTTGGTGCAAGTTCGTCGTTGTTATAGTGCCTATTTGAATTAAAAACAATTTTCATTTGTGCTTACTAACCTTCAGCTTAATTGATTTTACTTCGTGGGACCCAAGCTTATTACCTAGATAATCTGTAGCATCCCTATAGTAATCCGTCCAAATTTGTTTTTCTGCCGCCTCTTTAGCTGCAGCAACTGCTCCTTCATAAGTTGGGATATTCTCAAGGTGTGGCTGTGGCATGTGCCTTATATCCTTTACCTCAAGAGTAGAATTGTTTAGCTCTGTTAAAGATATTGGTAAAATTGCAATTACTGGCTGTCCAGCTTTGATTGTAATTGGAACGTAGGGCTTTGTAATCTTCCATGCAACTGGCAATGGGCTGCCAAAAAAGGATGTTGTTAATAAACTTGTTACGGCCTGAGCTCCATCAACGAACATATTTGGAACTGGAAAAGATAGCAAAGTATAGTTACTGTCTGTTTCAAAAGTTAAATTTGTTTTAAAGTTAATTGTTGAGTGACCTCTACCAGTCTCGCAGTACTTTTGTCCCTGCAAAACCTGAACGTTATGTGGATAAGTACTTGTTACTCCATCCCACATAAAGGTTATATCTTCTGGAAATGATATACCCCAGCCTAATTGATTTGCTAGCGTTAATGGAAAGCATCTGTATGCATGATTGTGCTCTGTTTCATCCATCCAGTCTCTTTTTGCAGAAAGAGGCTCAATGTTAGCAGTGTCTTGAAAATTATCATATGCTGTTATTCTAATCAATTAGCTCTCCCTTTGTTCTGCTGGGATAAATTTTTTCCCTTCAGTGAAATGATTATATTCATAGCTTGCTTCTATTTCTCTATAGAGAGGTGTATGTGGAGCTTCTTGATAATCTAGCATAGTTACAATAGCATATTTAGTTCCAGATCGGACTGGCATTGCTGCGTGAGAATAGATATAAGAAGATGGGAATAGGTATAAGTCTCCAGCTTTTGGCTTAATCTTAAGACCTAATTTATCAAAAAATAACTCTCCGCCTTCATAATCGTCATTAATATATCCTACTGATGAAAGCACACATACATACGAGTACCCGTGATCTGAGTGCACATTAAAATGTTGATTTTTTGCATACTTAATAAAGTTAAAAGATTCCCAGTAATTTAATGGAGGTAGCTGGAACATATTCATATAATCTGCTACAGCGCTAAGCTGGACTCCTTTTGAGTCTCTCCATATTTGTCTTAGCTCTATTTCATCTTCCGTAAGATTTTCTTCTTGAACGTGGTTACCATTTCCATACATTAAGGATCCTCCATCGTTTTCTTTAATCTTAAAATCCCAAGCATCCCTGTAGTCTGTATTTAGTGTATCAAAACCTGTTTGAGCTAAATTCCAGTGCTTCTTGTTTTCCTGTTTTTCTAAAACCTTTTCTAATCTTTCTGCCAGATTGTATTCTTTTTTAAAAACGTCTCTGTATACAATAATTCCTGGGTAGATCGTTTCTCCATTTGGAAGCATATTATTTTTTCCCCTTGTGTTTGTTATCTATCATTCTATCATATTCTTCAGTATGGGCGTCGTCGTTGTAGTCTAGCATGGTAACAAAAGAATATTTAACACCAGTTTCAACTGGCAGTGCTACGTGAGAATATATAAAGGATGATGGAAATATAACAAGGTCTCCTAGTTCTGGGGTTATATGTAAATTAAATTTAGGGAAATATAGCCCTCCCCCAGTATATCCATCATTTGGATATCCAACTAGAGAGACAGCGCATTTATATGACCAACCGTCATCTGCATGTTCTTGAAAAAATTGATTTGGGTAATACTTAACAATATTTGTCCATTCCCAGAAATCCATTTTAATTGAATACATATTGCAAAAATCTTGAACTGCATCTTTTTGACAGTCATAAATATCTTTATAAAGTGGGTGGGATTTGCCTAAAGCCGATAACTTAAAATCCCAGGCATCTCTATAAGTTAAATCTATTTCTTCTAAGCAAACACTTGCGCCATTCCAGTCAGCTTGCTTGCTAGATACGCATTCCTCAATCCTATTAATTAGATCAAGTTCTTTTGGAAAAGAATTAGGATATACCCATATTCCAGGATACAGTTGTTTTTTGTTGTATATCATTATTAAAGAATAGCATTTTTATGCAATATAGTCAAGGATTATATATCCTGAAATTCTGTATTTGCCTCTTCTTGATCATGATGATCATCTTCAACTTGAATAAATTCAGTAGATGTTTCGCATCCATTGTAGGCAAGCATTGATCCAGCTACAAGAAGTCCCCAAGGCTCTCTATAGAATAGGAAGACATCTAGATCTTCTTCAATTATATTTAGTGAATCTATAACAATTGGACTAGAGGGATCATCGTAATTATAAATCTCGTCGCCAACCTCTAAATCAGTTACTTCTGGGAACATGTATTCGCTGCCTCTTTTTACTAGAGGCTGCTCTACTAAAGATAGGTCGTGTTTAGGATTGTTGTTAATTCTCATAAATGAGGATTTTGTTTGTTTAAAAATATTTGTAACCTTAGACTCTAGGGTAGATGGGTTAACCATAGATAGGTCTCTCCATCCAGCAACCTTGATAATACATTCTGTTGTTATGTGGCCTTGAGAACAATTAGAGTCATGCTTAGGTAGGTTATCAAAAGAAGCAGTTAAAAGATAATCATCAACTTTAATATCTTTTGCTTTCTTATAACCGTCTGTAGTTAGCACTTCAGTATCTGCTGGAATACAAAACCCTGGAGGACCAAAGAATCTTGGTGGGCCAAAGAACCCTGGAGGGGCAAAGAATCTTGGTGGTGCAAAGAACCCTGGAGGCGAGAAGAATCTTGGTGGTGAAAAGAACCCTGGAGGCGAGAAGAATGCTGGAGGGGCAAAGAATCTTGGTGGTGCAAAGAACCCTGGAGGGGTAAAAAAGTTAGGTGGCGCAAAGAACTGCGGTGGCGCAAAGAACTGCGGTGGGGCAAAAAACTGAGGTGGTGCAAAGAATAGTGGTGGAACGAAGAAGTTTGGTGGTGCAAAGAACTGAGGTGGCGCAAAGAAGTTAGGTGGCGCAAAAAAATTAGGTGGTGCAAAAAAGTTAGGTGGTGCAAAAAAGTTAGGTGGTGAAAAGAATGCTGGAGGTGAGAAGAATGTTGTAACTTCACCAGTGGCTTGACCAAGAGATGTTCCATTTGCATTTACTGCTTTTACTGTATAAATTTGGGCGCTTGCCATTGTTTCTCTAATTCCCAAAGATGTTGCTGGATAATTAACTTCGTATGGAGATGCTAAGCCGCCTGGCTGTACTGCTGTATCTGAAGAAGTAATAACATACTTTGATATAGCCTTACCTCCATCTGCTGGGTGTCCCCAAGAAACAATATCCTGTCCACGCTGTCCTGGAGTAGTAGTCTGATTTCCATCTGTGCTATGTCCTGGTCCAGTAGTTGTAGATGTTGCTGTTACTGTTCTTGGTGACTGTGGAACTGTTGTAACTAAAAGTGGGGCGGTTGCAGTGGACTCCTGAGAAGTTCCATTTACATTTGTTGCATTTACTGTTACAAAGCCAGTCAGTCCTGAAGGTATTCCACTAATAACAATTGGAGATGTTGCTGCAAAATCTGTGTAAGTGGTTGATCCTGTATTTGGAGTAAACTTTGCGGTATAGTTTATAATAGGTAATTGACCTGATGGGTATTCAAAAGTAATACTTATAGCACCATTGTTATATGGTCTATCTGTTCCTACATCTGTAGCAACTACATTAATTGGTGGTACTGGATATTCAAAATCTCCAGAGAGTTGCGCTTTTCTACCCGTCTTTTTTCCCATTTTTTAAATACCCTTCTTACGCTGTTAAATCTCCAAATAAAAGCCAAGTGTTGGCATCTCGTTTTAATATTGTTGCAATTGACCATTGGAATCTTAATTTTTGTCCTGGAGTAAAGTTTAATACAACTCCTGCGCCTGCCTGAATTGTAGTTTGTCCTGCTCCTGTTTGCAAAATATCGATAGTGGTTCCTACAGGAAAATTGAGAATGGTGTCCGCTGGAATTGTTACTGTATTTGCAACAGTCATTCTCATATCAATAATAGTATCTCTTTCATTTAAATTACTTAGTGTGTAATTAAAGAATTTAGTAGATATAGGTGTTATAGATGGGATACCTTGTTTTGACTGTACCCCATCTATAAACTGAATGTTACCTAATGTGCTGTCAAGTGTTCCACTTAACTTTACTACTCCAGAAAATGTTGTTATTCCAGAAAGACCGCAGTTATCAGAAACTGATAATGACTTAACCTGCAAATCTGTTTCGTAAGGAAATTTTCCTTTAGTAATAGACATTGTTTTGTATTCCTATGCCTGAGCCTCTGTCCAGGATAGTCTTGAGTACACGTTTGCTGCTGCTGAACCAATGTTGGTAACAACAATCGTAAGTGTATCTGGACCGTCTGGAAAAATGTTTGCATTTGAGTTTGCAGATCCTCCACCGATAATAGAGTTTCCTAGATCTCTAACTGGAGATAGATCAATTGAGTTTGATCCAGTTCCTACGAAGAAACCTGCTGTAATTTCTCCACCACTAAGTGTAGTTGATGTAGTTGAATAATCAACAATCTGTGATAGTGATGAGTTAGCTACTCCTGATACGTTTCCTACTGCGTTAGTCCATGCATTTGTTGTTGAAGGAACTCCGTTTAGAACAGCTGTTACAAGAAGGTTTGCACCTGATGTAGATGTTGTAACGTCTAGAGCCTTTAATGTAAGCTGCATACGGTTTACTAGTTCTCTTTGTCCGAATGCTGCTGCAATACCATTATCTGCTGAAGGAGCTACACGAATTGCCATAAGGGCTCTGGAAGCACCTGCGGCAATTGCGCTTGTAGTTCTTTGTCCATATGTAAAGACAAGTGACTTATCTTCATCAAAGTTACCGTCCATAATTACTGAGGTTCCCCAGTGTGATATGGATGCTGAGAATGATGGGAATGCCAACTCTACCATTGTTGGTGAAGTTGATGCGAATGTAAATGCTTGAGCTGATGTTGCACCCATTGGAACAATAATAACTCCAGTAGGGTTAGCTGATAGTGCTGCTTTGCTAAATTGAATAGCGTTGCCAACAATTGAAGAAACGAATGTTCCTTCTGGGAATGCGTCGGAGATTACTCTTTGGCCAACTTGAATTCCAGCGTTGCTTGCTACTGTTCCAGTGCTTGATCCGACTACAATTGTAACGGTAAGTCCTCCTGGAACACCTGCTTGTGCTCTTGTAAGACCTGTAAATGTTGTAGCTGATTTTCCTGTATAGTTTACATACTCGTAAGTGCTTCCGTCTCTTATTACAAGAGTTCCTGAAGGCGGGAAGCCAGCTGTTGATGCAACTGTTAGAGCAGAATCTGTTGTTAAAATTTCTGTAGTTGCCTTTGTGTAAGGTGGATTTGTTGTGCTTTCATATCTACCTGGCAAGTTACCTGAGCGCATGTAGGCCTCTGTATTAACGTTGTTATTTGGCATCTTGTGTACATAAACAACGTTACCCTTTGGGCCTCTAACACCCCATCTTACAAATCCTGCACCATACCATGTATAGTCAACATAAAACATCTGCATTTTGCCTAGGTCTATGTTGTACTGAGAAGGTCCTGTTCCGTCAATCTTATCTAGATTGAAAGCGCTTTGAGGAATTTTTGTATCGTCTGTTCTTGAAACAATACACATTGAAGCACTTGCTCCACGGTATGCTGGGCTGATTGTCATAGATGTATCTGATGCAATTGCAACAATCTTATATGATTGTCCACGAATTACAATTCTATCTCCTGGAATAACCTGCTTAGAGAAGTATGTTGGAAACTCTACGCTAGACTGCAAAACTGTTGCAGAATTTGCAGATACTGTTACTTTACCAGAAAGCTGGAATGTTGAGCTTCTGCGAACTGCGTATAGTGTAGTTCCATCGTATTCCCAGAACAAACCATTTTGGTCATCAAAGACACCTAGTCTATTTTGGCATCCGTACCATGCTTCAACTGATGCAAAGAATGCTCCAGTTGCTACGTTTGCTGAAGGAACTGTTAGTGCTTGATATTGAAATGATGTAGCGCTAAGAACATTGTTAATTGTAAATGTTCCATTGTACGCTGATTCATTACATCCGCCAATTTTAATTACAGTTCCTGGCTGCAAATTATGCTTTTCTTTTGTTTGAACTGTTACGGCTACTGTTCCGTTTGATGTAATATTTTCAATTCCAGCATATGGCTTTAGGACGGTTCCAGATGACATCTGGATTCCTTTACCTGACTGGTATCTAAAATAACGACGAGTTTGTCTAATGCATTGACCATAGTTAGATGATGAGTTTGCGCTAAACAAAACACCACCATCATGTGGTCTGTGTGCAAATGTAGACTGTGGTCTTACATATACTGCAATTCCACCAGCTATTGTTCCTGTTGGTATTGCGTCGTGATAGTATGCAAATGTTGTTGGATTGAGTACCTGGGCAACTTCCTGGTTACCGTTTGGTGGATTAGTTGTTGCTGTAGCACCTAGAACAACAATTTCATTTCCTAGAGCAAGTCCGTGAGGAATTGATGTTACTACTGTAATCTTTCTTCCTGAATAAGTCAATGATGCGTTTCCGCCAATTTGAGCACCAGTGTAAAGAACTCCTTGAACAACAAGAGTCTTATTTGGGTCAAGAATTTCTGTAATGCTTGTTCTATTTATAGCAGATGCTGTATATGTAAAGCTTGAACCTCCTCCACCATTTTCAATAATAAAGTTACCATCTGCAATTGCTAGGAATGTATCCTGAATTGAAATTGGAGTTCCATTTGCTGGGGCTGTTCCAGATGAAAGTGTTACTGTAACTGTTCTTGAGCCTGTTGGGAGACCGATAGAAGAAATATTAGCAATAGGTGTTGGTCGTGCATAAGAAAATGGTCTGTTATTTACTAATCCCAAGTTTTCCCATTTAGAAGTCTGTGTACCGTATTCAAAGTCAGTATCAATAAGAGCTCTAGGTTGAGAAACTCTAAATTTGTTGGCTGGGTCTAGCTGTGACTCTGCTGGAGTAAAACTTTCATCAAATGTATCAATTGTAAACATAAGCTTATCAGTTGATGTCATTGATGCAGTGTTGTATGCCAGAACCATTGTGGTATTTTCTACCATGAATGCGTCTGTGCTAGCTGAGTATGATGTTGTGCCCAAGCTTGGATCTGAGAAGTTATAGATAACCTGATTTGTTGTTACGTTTGTGATCAAAAGCAATCTTTCTTTCAAAATTGTCTTTGGGATCGAAATAGTTCTTGTTGATGGGGTAAACGTGTAAGATGTTTCCAATAATATTTTTCTTGCCATTTTCTTAATCTCCTAATAATATATCTGTTGCTCTGAACGGATATCTAGATTTTTTAACTGTTTGCGTATTTGGTCCTGATATATATCTTGCTTCAAATGATGACCCAGCTGGGATTGGTTCCCCGAACTGTATATATCCATCATTATCTACAAAGTATCCCTCAGAAGGTAGTGCGCTGAGCCAGTGTTGATCTTGGTTTCCCAATATTTGAATTATACCATTAATTGTTATCAAAAGCTTATATGGATTTGTTGGATCAAAGGTTGCTCCATTAAACTTTAAACGGAATCTTGAAGTATATCCGTCAAATAATTGAGATAGGCTGTCTAAAGGAATTATATCGCTTCCGACGGCATCTGCTAACTCTGCAACTAAATAGCCTCTGTTTATTGCGTGGCTATCATCTGTTGGAGAAAAGACCGATATTGGACCTTGAAATATCGGACTAATAATTGTTGGTGATGTTATTGTTTTGTTGGTTAAATTTTGTGCAGCTGTTGCAGTAATAATATAGTCTGTTGCTGATGCTACAAGGCCAATTCCTGGAATCTTAAATGTTGTAATTGAACCATTTCCGATAATGATTTCATTGCTTGTGCTGTTTGTAGCTGCTTGGGCGTTAGAACCAATAATAATATTATTGACTCCGCTAAGCAAAGTATTTCCTGCACCTGTTCCTAGTAGGGTGTTATCTGATCCAGTCTCTATAAGTGTACCCGCCTGATAACCTACTACTGTATTTCTTTCTCCACTAGATAGAGTTCTTAAGGATTCATTACCAATAGCGGTGTTTAAAATACCAGTCTCTGTATTTTGAAAGGTTAGACTTCCTAGAGATGTATTATCAACTCCAGCTAGTGTTACTTTTCCATATACTGTTCCAAGTGTGCTTTCAGTTGCCGCTTGTCCAGTAGCTAAAGTAACAGTTCCACCTAAAGATACTGCGTTTCCATTAATTGTAATGGAAGAGTTTGCAAGTTTAGCATTTGCAATTGATCCAGCCAGCATTGCGTTAGTAATTGTATTATCTGGAAGAACCACTGTTCCTGTAAACGTTGGTGACGCTAGTGGCGCTTTAAGATTAAGAGCAGTCTGTGTAGCTGTTGATATTGGTTTAAGGGCATCTGTTGTATTATCAACGTTAGCAAGGCCAACCATTGTTTTATCAATACCAGTAACTGTTCCAGTAAACGCTGGGGAGGCTAGTGGTGCCTTTGTTCCCAGAGCTGTGGTAATAGTTGTTGTATAGTTTTGATCATCGTTAATTGCTGCCGCTATTTCATTTAATGTATTAAGAAGATCTGGTGCACCATCTACTAATGTGCTTACTGCTCCTGAAATTGCAGTGTTTCGATTTGTAACTTCTGTTGCGATGGCTGAAGTAAGCGCTGAGCCTGCTGCTGTTGCTGCTGCAGCGATTGCTGCTGCTTGAGCGGCATCTGCTTTAGTAGTAGCGTCTGTTGCTGCTGCTGCTTGGGCTGCGTTAGCTTTAGTAGTAGCGTCTGTTGCTGCTGCTGCTTGGGCTGCGTTAGCTTTAGTAGTAGCATCTGTGGCTGCTGCTGCTTGGGCTGCGTTAGCTTTAGTAGTAGCGTCTGTGGCTGCTGCTGCTTGGGCTGCGTTAGCTTTAGTAGTAGCGTCTGTGGCTGCTGCTGCTTGGGCTGCGTTAGCTTTAGTAGTAGCGTCTGTTGCTGCTGCTGCGATTGCTGCTGCCTCTGCTGCGTCTGCTTCTGCTTTAGCAAATGCTGTAGTTGCAATCTGTGTTGTACTAGTATTTGCGCCTGCTGTGGGTGCTGTAGGTGTACCAGTAAGCGCTGGTGAATCTAAAGGAGCTTTTGTTCCTAAAGCAGTTGTAATAGTTGTTGTGTAATTAGCATCATCATTAATTGCTGCAGCTAGTTCATTAAGCGTATTAAGAAGTGCTGGTGCTCCATCAACAAGTCCGTCTACTGCGTTTGTAATTGCAGTATTTCGATTTGTAACTTCTGTTGCGATGGCTGAAGTAAGCGCTGAGCCTGCTGCTGTTGCTGCTGCAGCGATTGCTGCTGCTTGAGCGGCATCTGCTTTAGTAGTAGCGTCTGTTGCTGCTGCTGCGATTGCTGCTGCTTGGGCTGCGTTAGCTTTAGTAGTAGCGTCTGTTGCTGCGGTTGCAACTGAGGCTGCGTCGCCTGATACTCGAAGGGCTGCTTCTGCTGCGACCTTAGTAGTTGCATCTGTGGCTGCGGTTGAAACTGAGGCTGCGTCGCCTGATACTCGAAGGGCTGCTTCTGCTGCAACCTTAGTAGTTGCATCTGTTGCTGCGGTTGCAACTGAGGCTGCGTCGCCTGATACTCGAAGGGCTGCTTCTGCTGCGACCTTAGTAGTTGCATCTGTGGCTGCTGCTGCTTCTGCGTCATCTGCTTCTTTTTTAGCAAATGCTGTAGTTGCAATCTGTGTTGTATTGGTATCTACTGCTGCTGTTGGTGCAAGAGGGGTTCCAGTTAGAGATGGTGAAGCTAGAGGTGCTTTTAAACCAAGTGCCGTTGTTATAGTTGCTGCATAAGATGCATCGTCATTTATTGCTGCGGCAAGTTCATTAAGCGTATCTAAAGCTGCTGGGGCACCATCAATAAGATTACTTATTGCATTTGTTATTGCTAAATTTCTGTTTGTAACTTCTGTGCTAATTGCTGCAGATAGCTCTGTATCTCTAGTTATTCCTGCTGGGATCTCTGTGTCTGGGATTTTTCCAGTTCCGTCAAGGGAGGCAACTCCGTCTATATTTCCTACATCTGAAAGTGGAACATATGTGTTTGCTGCTGTGTTACCTAGCGATGCTACGGCTGTGTCTGTATAGGCATTTACTGATGTAACTGTGGTTGCTAGCTGTGCAGGTGTAATATTAAGGTAGCTGGATATTTGAGTCCATGTACTTGTACCGTTACCTACTTTTACCTTAAGTGTATCTGTTTCAATACCAAATTCTCCTGCTTTTAAAACAGGATTTACTGAAGTCCAATTTGCTGCTGTATCTCTGCGTAATTGAATTCTAATTGCCATTATGCACCACCCCCGTCGATATAGTTATCTATATAAGCTGAGGAAGTTGAGCCAGCGTTTGCAAAAATCTTGTCTTCGCTAACATAGTTTCCATAGTCTACAGAATTAACCAATCCATTGATTTCGTGATCGTGCTCAAGAATAGACTTTGGGCCAGCCACGTCGTACCATACTACTCCATTATAAACCTTAATCGTGTTTTCAAAAATATCAAAATAGACTGCGCCAGTTTCTGGAGAAGATGGGGCGGCAGATAGCGTTTGAATTCTTTTTGCAATACCTAGCTCAAGAGTTTTAACTCTATAATCTATAGTTGTAGGTACGGTTGAATTGTTAACACCTATTTTAGCTTGAAGAGCTTCTATGGCATCATTAGCATCAGAATGCTGTTGAGAATGTGAAGGGTTAGCAACCGAACTCACAGACTGAGGATTGGTGAAATTATCCAGACTAGCTGGAAAGGTTATTGCCATATACTGTACGCTCCTTCCCTAATTATACACCAAGATTTATTAAATTCACCGTTTAAGCAAAGGTGTTATTCTTCTTTAGGAGCCACTTCAATTGCATCCCATTTGCCAAGTGGGCAGGAAGCATGTGGAAGTTTTGTTTTGGCTGCCATAAAGCATCCGCATTTTTTACATGTCTTAGTTGTCTGAATAAGTTCGGGACAACCTTTGCAAATCTCATATCTTTCAAGGGCAATCTCAATTGGAACTCTAGTCTTTGAAGTAAACAAATCCCAGGGTCTTGCTTTTTTTGGACTATCAGGCATTAGCTGTAATCCTTTCTTTGCCAAAACTTTCTTTTATATGTTGCTTCTGGCTGAGAGTTCCATTTCCAAAAATCCTTATAAAAATAGGTATCTTGATCATTTACTTTTAATTTCCAGGGCTCCCTCTTGATTGGAATAATTTGAACTAGGGGTGTACCAGCTGGGATTAATCCGCTAAAACCTTTTTTCATAAAAAACGGGAAGTTAATTACTACTGGATGAACATCTGCATCAACAATTCCAGTTAGGCTGTGAAAGGGAAGCTCTGTTCTATTTAGTGGGTGTGTAATTAATAGGCTGTATCCTTTTGGAAGTTTAAGATGCCATTGATTATTCCATTTAAATGGATGAGGGTTTAAATTTTTGTCTATCTGCATGTCTTCAGTTTGAAAGTCCAAGTGGTGGCTTATTGGGCTACTGTAAGAAGCATTATCTAAAAATCTTCCTGATTCTTCATCAAACATAAAATCAACATTAGAAACAATTATATATCCCGCCGTAAATGCATCTAAAACTGGAACACAACGCTTGATAGACATTTCTCCTTCTACCAAGGATGGGATTGATTTAAACCAATCTGGTATTTCTGTTTTTGCTGGGACGGGAGGTGTAAAATCTACTGTTCTATCAGACGTCTGCGCCTGAACTATCTTCTTCTTTAACTTCATTAGATATAAACTCCCCTTCTTCTTCTAGGTAAGTCCAGCCTACGTGGACTTTATAATCTTTTGTTGTCAAATCTATGATTTTGGGCTCGCTTGTTAAGATAGACATTAGCCGCTCTTCTGTTCTCATTATGTCAACAACTTCATTATCAATAACTAGGGCTAGGGTAAATATTTTATTGCCCTCGTGGAATTCTTTGGGTGCGTTAAAGTCATTTGCTTTTGGGCTTCTTTTATAAATTGTTTTTCTTTTAAACATTTAAAACTCTTTCTTTTTCCAAAACCTTTTTTTATAAGACCAAGGGTATAGTCCATTTTCATCAGCAGTTCGTAAATTTTTATTTTGATCTTCTAATATTCTAGCATTAAAAGAGTTGTCTGTCCACATTTTCCACTTGTCTCTTTTGAATGGGAATATCTGTACAAAAGGAGTTCCTTCTGGAATAGTCCCTGAAAAATCTTCTTTAATAAAAAATGGTATATTTCCGTTTCCGTGAAAACCATCGCTATCTATAATTCCGTTTAAAGTGGTAAATGGCAATTCGTATCGATTAAATGGATGAGTTACAAATGTGCTATATCCTTTTGGTGTTTTCCAAGACCACTTGCAGGACCAAATAAAACCCATTGGTAAATGCCCCGCAGGTCTAGGTATCGTCGCACCCAGCTCTTTTGCTCTTTCGCCAACAAAATCATCCCAGCCCTCTGGCCCTTGCCATCTGACTTGAGTATTGCCATCTTCGTCTTTAATGACATGGATGTCAAATGGAGTTAATATTTCATATCCGCCTGACATTATTTCCATAAAGGGTATACAAGATTTCATTCCGTTACCCTGTTTTTCTCCATTAATAATAACTTCAGTCTCACCTTTTTTCCACCATTGTGGAATTTGTGACCTGACAGGTTTAACCAATGGATAGTGTTCTACCCAAGGTATAAACTTTATTACCTTCATTTACAGACCTGCTACTGCATCTGCTCGAGAATCTCCTGGTGTAGCTAAATCGTTGCATCGTACTACTACTGGGTTTAATACCCATAGCGCAGCTTGTGCTAAATTAACTTCCATGATTTGCTGAACTGTGTCATCTACACATATTGCAAATCTAACTTTTGTAGCTTCTTCTTCTTTAGTTACAAATGTCCATTGTGGAATTTCTATTGTCATTTCTTGCCCCCCTTTAAGAGATTAGTATTTTTTGTACTGATATATTTTGATTGTAAGCGCTTGGATTAGCAATTATACCGTAATTGGTATTAACTTTCAATCCTGTTGCCTGGTGTATAAAATCAGAACCTATTTGATTTGTAAATAAGGTATCTGAATATGTTTTTGTTGTTATTGTAGCAGTTGATCCGCCTTTTACTGCATTAGTTACTATAATCTTTAAAGATCTAATAACGGGATAAGAAGTTAATGAGTCTAAAGTTTGTGAAGCAACCTCAGTTAATACGTTTGATGCGTATTTAAATATTTTAATTTTTCTAGGATAAGTGTCTTGATAACTTGTGCAATTTCCACCAGTTTGAACGCAGTTTCCTCCAGCTCCGCAAGGGTTATAGCTGTCTTGTGGGTAAAGGACTAAACGAATGTCTTGCGCTGTTCTGCCGCAGCAACTACAATTATTTGTTACTGATCCAGCAGGTTGTGCTTCTATAGTGCCACAGTATCCACAAGCGTTATTTGTTGATGGGCTTCCAGTTGCACAGTTACTTGCTACGTAATCTGCAGTGTATCCTAGAGCACAACAAGGAGCAAGTGACTCTTGAGTTGTCCAATAAATATATCCACCTACGCATGGATTTGTATAGGCACAAGAATTGTATGTATTATAAGCTTTGCAACAAGAGATATAGTAGCTACCATAAACTAAACAGTTTCCATAGGTTCTACAGTTTCCTCCTGTTGCTACACAATTTCCTCCAGTTTTACAATTATCATAGTATTGATGTGCTTGAGTATAATATCCACAATAGTTTGCGCTATATGAAATATTTGCACAATAAGAAAGAGAATAGTTTCCAGAAGCAACATATCCAAATGCACAGTTATTAGCATTTGGGCAAGAACAACTATAGTTTCCGTAACTTGCAGGGTTTCCGTTCCATGAGTATGTTGATGTGTTAATACATTGATATCCAAAATCTTCGTACCCACTATTAGTATAAAATCCGCCTGTTGCTACACATGGATTTGTATATCCACAATTATTTATTGCAGAGTATGTGCCGCAATTACCCGTTCCTGACGAAACTTCTTGAGATGTTACAACTCCATACCAGTTACCTGAGTCAGTAACCCAAAGTGCTGCGCCTGTACCAATACCTGGCTCTGTAATTTCTATTGTGACATTTGTCTTTGACATTGTTGTAGACAATAAAGGATATTGTGTTGGGTTTGATGCGGAAACTGCACCCGATCCCGCAGACCAACCAGATCTTACAACTTTCCAGCCGTTTCTTAATCCGCTTTGAAAAAGTTCTTGAAATGATAAAAATCCTTTTAGTCTTGATGAGACTACGGCTACTTTTCTTCTTCTTGCTCTTGGTCTTGACATTATGCGTCAATATCTCCAGTTAGTATCCATGCGTTTGAAGCTCTTTTTTCTAAAAATGCTGAGGAATATTGTGTTCTTGTTTTTAAATATCCATCTGTTGAAACAATTGTTGCGGGGGATGTTGCGGAGAATATAAGTCTGCCTACTCCCATCTGTCTTAATTCAAGAGAAGTACCAATCGGCCAAGTTGTATTAGATGGGTCAGATGGTATTGTAATTGTCACATCTGTTGTTGCAGTAAACTCTGTTGTCTTAGCGGAATTTGCAGAGGTTATAGTGTAAGCAGTTGCTGCTGAAGAGGTTGCATAGTCTAAAAGCTCGTCAGGCTTAGAATTAATTGTTCCTTTCATTGTAGAGTGATACTGGCATGCGTAGTATAAATCATCTGGTGCTGATAAAGGAAGTTCTACTAATATTGATCCACTATCTGTTCCAGCATTTGTTACTCCCGTAGAATAAACATCTGCTGGGTTGTATGCTCCATATGATGTTTGTATCCAAAATGGGTGGCCTACTGCATTTACAATAATTCTATATTTTTTGCCTTTTACAAAATTAATTGTTCCATTCAAGACTCCATTTACAAGATATCCGCCAGTTCCTGAATTGCTTACGTAATAATCTACTGAAGGTTCTGCCAAATTTAATTTTAAGTCTAGTGCTGTTTGTGTAGCAGTTGAAACTGGCTTATTAGCATCTGTTGTATTGTCTGCATTTGCAAGGCCGACCATATCTTTTGTAATTCCGCTTACTGTACCAGTAAAGGTTGGTGAAGCAATAGGGGCCTTTAAATTAACTGCAGTTACTAAGGCTGCTGCAGCAGAATCACTAGTAGCCATAGCTGTAGCAATTTCACCTAATGTGTCTAGTGTGCCTGGGGCTGAATTAATAAGAGTGTTAATAGCTGTTGAAATAGCTGTTGTAACTTCTGTATCTCTTGCAATGCCTGCTGGAATTTCTGTGTCTGGGATTTTTCCAGTTCCGTCTAGCGATGCAACGCCATCTATATTTCCAACGTCTGAAAGAAGAACATATGTTGTTGCTGCAGTATTTCCTAAAGATGAGACGGCTGTATCTGTGTAGCTATTTGCTGAAGTTAATGCAGCACCTGCTTTTGTAGTTGCATCTGCTGCTGCGGTTGCAACTGAGGCTGCGTCGCCTGATACTCGAAGGGCTGCTTCTGCTGCGACCTTAGTAGTTGCATCTGTGGCTGCGGTTGCAACTGAGGCTGCGTCGCCTGATACTCGAAGGGCTGCTTCTGCTGCCACCTTAGTAGTTGCATCTGCTGCTGCTGTAGATACAGAAGCTGCGTCGCCTGATACCCGAAGGGTTGCTTCTGCTGCTACTTTAGTAGTTGCATCTGTTGCTGCTGCTGATTGAGCCGCTGTAGCCTTTGTAGTGGCATCTGTGGCGGAAGCTGAAATTGCTTCAGACTTAGCAGTTGCAATTGCTGTATTTCTATTAGAAACTTCAGTTGAAATTGCGGTATTTAAATTAGTAATAAGGACTACATTTGTGCCTGTGTCCAAAGTCATTGTATTGCTTGAATCATTATATGTGGCAGTTATATTTTGTCCAGTTGCTACAAAATTAGTTAATGCTTCATATATAGCATCTTGTGCAAGTTCTTGAATTTCAAATTTATTTACTGGTTGTAGGCTAGCCCATAAAGATGATCCGTCGCCAATCTTAATTAGCTTTGTAGATATATCATATCCTAGTTCGCCTTGATCTAAAATATTAGTAGATGATGCCCACTGACTGGAGGTTCCTCTTCTTATCTTAATTTTAGCAGGCATTATGGTGTTCCTCCGTCAATATTTTTTGGCAAATCTGCAAAGACTGTTGAAGGAGTTCCACCATCAATTAATCCATCTGAAGCTATTTCGTTTGCGCTAACAGAATAAACATCTCCGTCGTATGTATGTACGTGATCAAGTAATCCAGTTATTGCTCCGCCGCCAACTAAATTCCAGGCAGCACCGTCATAAAACTTTAAAGCATTTTCAACGCTATTATAATACAGGTCACCAATTCTAGAATTGATTGGATCTGAATCAAGCACTACTGCGTGTAGCGGAACTAATCTTCTTACAGACACTTAGCTCTCCTTATCCAGTAATTACGACTCTATATGCTCCAGCTGTCGGTGCGATTGCAAATGTTAGGGTCACTGCGTTTGGTGATGTATGATCAACATCTACTTCAACTTCTGCAAATGGTGAAGAATTTGAATACACTGCAACAGTTACGTCTCTTGTACCAAGATTGTGGGTTGCTGTAAATGTATAAGGAGCAACCTCTGTTGTTGTAATGTCAGACTTCCATTTACGTACAATCTCATGATAATTTGTGCCATCATTTGTAAGTGTCCATTGGTCTGAGGTTTCATTCCATAGAACTTCTACGTCAGCAGATGTTCCACGCTCTACTCTTATACCAGCATCTACTGTTGGTGCTCCTGTAAAGTCGGTATTAAGATTAATCTTATTATCAACAATATTTACCTGAGTGGTGCTTACTGAGTTAATTGTTCCAGTTACGTTTAAGTTACCGCCAATTGTAAGGTTGTTAGTAATTGTTACGTCATCTGGCAAACCAATTGTAATTGCTGCTGTTTCTCCACCTGAACCAGATACTGTTACCTCATTTGCTGTTCCAGCAACTGTTGCAATATATGCTCCAGTTGTGTCATCTCCGAGGGCTACGGAGTTTGGCTGGATAGTTGTTGTGATTGTTACATCACCTAGGTTTGTCATTGTTGCAGAACCGTTTATATCTCCTGAAAGAGTAATAATTGGATCTGCTACATTAAAGTCTAATTTTCCATTTACATCATCGTACGTTACTGAAATTCCTGACTCTGTATTAGAATCAATCATTCCTCCAACAATGTCTTGTACACGCTCAGCGTTTAAAGTTATATTTCCTGCTGTAGCTGTAAAATCTATTGCATCAAAACTTGCAACACCCTTGTTTGATGAAGTTGCATCTTCTGCAGATACTGTAACTGTATTGTCTGTTACAACAACATCAATTCCTTCTCCGCCTGATACTTGTAATCCTTCTGTTAATAGAGAAATACCAGTTGTTCCAGTGTCTCCGTTAACTGTAAGTACTGTTGCTACATCTACTTCGCTTGCGGCAGTCAAACGACCTTGAGCATCTACTGTAAATGTAGGAATTTTAACTGTTGAGCCATATGAGCCAGCTGTTACGGCTGTGTCATTTAATTTTAATGTTGTTGTTCCAGCGGCATCGTTATAAGTTGATGTTAATGCTGTACCTGCAACTACGGATGAGCCAATAACATCTTGGATAACTTCCGTTGATCCAGACATAGGCATCCATGGGCCATCTGGTGATGACAATCCATTGTAGTAGTACATCGTTTGATTTGATGTATCGTAGTAAATCTGTCCAGTTACTGGGCTAGATGGTGCAGCTCCAAGGTTTTGGATTCTGGCATTGAGAAGCTCATTCTTATTGAGATCAACGCTAACTAAAAATTTTCTTGCCATTTGCTAACTCCCTTAAGACAGGTACGCTGTCCCTGAGAATGGTTGAGCCATTGTCAGTGTTATTTTGTTACTACTATTATAATCTATTCCTGTTTCTAAAACGTCGCCTGCGCTTGATTTTATCGTAACATTGGGTTTCATTCCTAGGTTATGATTAATCTCTACAGAATACACTCCAGATACTGGCCCAGTTACTTGTGTAAGTTCCCAGGAATACTCTAAAGTCATGTTTAGAAGGTAATTAGTTGCTCCAGCCCAAGTTAGGTCTGTTGGCTTTGGCCCATAAAACCTTGTTGTACTTTTATCGTAGTAAAAATCTCCTTCAAGGCCAAAATTTTCTGCGGGACTACCTATTCCATTAAGTATGCTTTTTCCTCTTGGGCCTTGTGGGCCTGGGGAAGAAACTATAACTTCATTATTTGGAACCGTTACTATAATTGTTTCTACCATTATATTGTCACCGATCTACTAAGTGTTATAAATCCTTCTATCAATTTAATCTTGTTTGCATTGGAGTCGGTTAACATAATGTCATAAGATGATTTTGGATAGAACAATTTATTAGTTTGTGTGGGAGTCATTTTAATAGTTAGTTTGCCAAGTAGGGGGGTTATTGTAATTCCGCCTGCGGGTGATGTTAAACTAAAAGCTAATTTAGTTCCGCCTTTTGTATCTCTTACCTGCATCTTAGCTGTTGAGCCTGTTAGGTCAACAGGTAGTCCACTATTGTCTTTATACTCAACAATAAATGAAAATGTGGCATTTTGATCCACTTCGAAATTCTTTTGCCCTGCCATTTTATAGTACTCCTAAATAGGAAAACTCCTATGCTTATTTTAGCACAGGAGCTATCCTAACAGTAATAATTAAATTACTTGCTTGTAAATCCAAATTCTTTGTTGCTTGGGCTTAATGCCTTTAGGATTACTGGAGCAACTGCTGCTACGCCAGCCGCAATTAAATCTTTTGGATTAGTATTTCCAGTCATATATAGAGCCGTGGCTGCTGCCAAAAATGCTCTTCCGTAAGTTCCTAGTGCTGCTAAGATTTGTTCTTGCATAGTTACTTTCCCATCTTTATTTAAATCAGCTTTATCAAATTTTTTGATAGCCATTTTATCATCTCCATTTTGGGCGGGGTGCCCAGAATTTTGGTTTTACCCAATACTATAATTCTACCACTAAGCGGAAATATCCACAAGCTCGCAGTTTCCATCTGAGCTGCAGGCAAGCGTAGCATTGGTAGAAGTGCCATCTTCTGTCTCGTAAAAAGATAAATCTTCCCATCGAATTTCTTTGGGCATTTTAGCAACAAGAGCATTGTATTCTTCCTCTGTTACTTCTTGGTATGGAGCTTGCTTGTATGAGTGATCTGAGTGCGGCAGGAATGAAATTCCAGAGACCTCATCAAAATGCTTATATACCCAAGCACCAACTTCCATCCATTCATCTTCTTTTACAGAAACTGTAATTGAAGGTTTGTGTTCGCACCAGGCACGTTGGTAAACTAACCAAATATTTAGGTGCTCAATAGCCGTTAAATCATTTCTAACAATTGCACCTTCTGGTGCTTTTACTGGAAATGAAAATACGTATGTGTCATTTGGTTTCATAACATCATCTTCTACTGGAATTCCAACTTCCTTTAAAAATGTAGAAATAGGATCTCCTTTTGCCCCACGAACTGTACGAATGTAATATGGAGAATGCCAAGCATGCATTCCTGAAGATACCCCGACCAATTGAGATACTGTTCCTGATGGCTTTACACATGTAATAGCAGCAGACTCAGGAATCCCAATCTTCCCAGCCTCATCTTTATTCTTTGCTCTTGCTAATTCTCTAAGAGTCATTAAAAAAGCTTCTAGCGAAACAAGGTCTTCTTTACCTGACATAAACTTGTGTCCGAATTGTCCAGTTAGAGAAACACCTAGTAGGCGCTCTTCTTCTGTATTGTCTTTCCAGATCTTGCGAAGATATTTAAAGTCTGTAAGCGTTGACTGCCACGTTCCAAGAATTGTTGCAAGTTCAACTTTGCGTTCAATTTCTTTCTTTGTATCACTTTCACGTAGTACGACTTCTGAAAGGTTACAAAACTGATAAGGACGTAGGATAATCTCTGAGCACGGGTTAGTTCCATAGTGTATATCTGGATCTCTTCTTCCATACTTGGCTGCTTGGGCTTGAGCTGCGGCCACATTGTATATACCTCGTTCTCCCGACTTTGAATCATATAGAGATTTCCATTCTGCAATAAATTGCTCCATGTCTGGCTTGCGTGAGTACGCAACAGAGTTGTTAGACAAAGCACGTTGTGTATTGGCTTCCCACCAGTTACCTGATTTAGCCTGTGCCATCTCAATATCGTTAATGTTAGAAAGAGAAATCATTGCTGAGCGACGAACCCCGCCTACAACAACTACCTCACCAATCTTGCACATAATATCGTGGCATTCAATTGGCTTAAGATTTCTGCCTGTAGCACTCTTAAATTTTGCAATTGTAAAATCAAATAAATTAACAAGTGGTTGTGGGCCTGATGATCTTCCGCCCATTGTTTTAAGTCTTGCACCTGCTGGTCTTACTTTAGAAACATCAATTGCTGGAATCTGTCCAGACCATAGTAGTGCTAGCAACTCACGGTATGCTTTAGCCCAACCTTGCTTGGAGTCTTCTACTGTAATTACTGTAGTCGACTTTTCTAATGATTCTGGGACGGCAGGAAGTTTATTAATATACTTATACTCAACAGAAAACCCTACTCCTGTACCGCACATAAGGATATACATTGTTTCGTCAAATGAACGTGGTGAATCAACGGGAAGAAAAGCACAGTTATATCCTGCAACATTATCTCTTTCTAGTGCTACTCCTGAAGTCATCACGGAGCGCATAGACGGCATAACATTTCGTTCAAATACACCATTTTTTAATTCCGCAACAAGCTTTTCATTTGGAATGTAATTATAATTTTCTTTTAAATGATTTAGCATAAAACTAAAATATCTATCTACTGTCTCACCCCATGTCTCACGGCGATTATCTTCTGATATCCATCTTGCATATCTGGATAACGCAATGAAATTTTCGTATGGGTTTGCAATAGTCTTAGACATTTTATAATACCTTTTTCTCCGCCTAGCGGTTAATTTAAATTTAGTGTGAAGATCCTATTCTACCAAAGATCAATTAAAAGGGGAAGCCCTAAGAAAATTTTTCTACTAAATGTTCAAAGGCTTTCTTGGTCAACTGATCCCAATTATAATCTTTGTGTATCTTAGTTGACTGAGCAAAATAATAACCAGAGTATGCATTGTAATCCATAGTTATTTCACGCATCAACTCTTCTAAATGTTTTGCATCAGGTTTAAACATCTTACCAATGTATTCATCGCCAACTGATTTAGGTAAAGTCTCATCTGTAAGTTTAGATTTTAATTTAAGTGGTCCCATGTAGTCCACATAGTGAGACCAATCATATGTTGATATAACTGGCATGCCAGTTGCTAAACCTTGGAGCGGAATAAAACCAAAACCTTCTCCCCAGGTAGGATATAACAAAACATGATGACTGTGATACAACGCAACAAGATCTGCTTCTTCTAACTCATCTGTAATTAAAGTTATGTTACCGTATGCCTTTTCTGGACTCACAAAATTATTATATTGATCGTAGACTCTAACAGTATTAAACTTATGAGCTTTAATTGTTAAATGGTAATTTGGGTTTCCGCCAAACAGTTTAATAAAAGTATCTACTGCTATTTGTCCGTCTTTTCTTGGAGATGGTTCTCCTATGTGTAAAAATTTAAGTGGTTGTCCTTCTCTAATAACTCTACGCTTTGGTTTCCAAATATCTTCTATACCGTGTGGATAAATATATATTGGTTTTGTAACTCCGTTATCTTTAAATACTTGTGCACACCAATTAGATGGTGCCCAAACTTCATCACACGCATTAAATCTTTCAACCCAGTCTGGTCTCATAGCTGTTGACTCCCACGGGGTGTATCCAATTTGATATTGATTTCTATGCAACTTATAATGATGTGGCTGAGTAAAGTTTAATTGAATAGTAGATTTGGGATTAGCAAAAGATACAGAATGACCTAAATTGTTTAATGATTTAACAATGTTTTTTCCTGCATAGCCAAAGCCAACAGCAGGATTTAGTCCCGCTTGAATAGTATAATAAGATATATTCATGTTTTCTTTCTAGTTGACTGGCTTGACAGGTTTATCCTATCAATGTTATGATTGTAGTTCGTTATCTCTAGAGGAGGAAATGCCAATGGAGAAAATAAAACAACAGGTTAGTGATTTGGCTCATAATCTGGTTACAATAGTAATGATAACATTATTTATGTTTCCAGTCCAGCCTACACAAGCCTTAGTAGTAAAACCTTTAGTGAAAACTGAAGCCCAACTAAAGCAAGAAGTCTTAGATAAGTTCAGTAAAGAAATTTACAAGCCATCTGAGATGCTTACAGACGAAGAGCTAGTATTACTACTCAAGACTGTAGGATTCGAAGGAGTAGGCCTTAAGAAAGCTTGGTCCATAGCAAAGCGTGAATCTAACGGAAGACCGCTTGCATATAACGGGGATAAGAAAACTGGAGATAGTTCTTACGGAGTATTCCAGATAAACATGATCGGAAATCTTGGTCCTGAAAGACTTGAGAAGTTCGACCTAAAGAGTAACAAAGAGTTATTCGACCCAGTAACAAACGCAGAGATAACGTATTATATGACCAACGGCGGTTTAGATTGGTCAAGCTGGAAGGGTATGACCCCTAAAGCGCAGGAATGGCTATTGCGATTCCCAACAACTGAAAAGAAGTAGGATAAATGAAGATACAGTATGTATCGAAGTATCTCTCTTTATCAAAAGAGGGCCTTGTTCCAGAGCTTTTATGCCCAATGGATCAGGGCTCTCTTTTACCTAATCAGGACGGCGAAGACAGGGTATTTATTTATTGCTTATCCTGTGAATATAAAAAAATACTTGGGTCTAAAGACTACGATGATATCGTAAGGGCAGTGGAAAATGTTGGATGAATGTAAAAATGGGCAATGCACCTGTGAACAAGAAGAGAATTTTTTTCACGTTAAAGTGATTCCGCAAAATAGTGCAAATTTCAGTGCGGCGAAAGAAGAGACCTTTTCCTCATATGAATTTGAAGGAAATGCCATATTAGACAAAGACGCTATGGGTAGGGAAATATTTTGGAACGATATGGGGAGGCCATAATGGAAGAAAAAGATCCACAAGCGCTAGAAGACAATTTGCCTATGGTAAATTATATAATGCTTCACCGTATTTACGATATGCTGACCTTAATAGCAAAGGGCTCGGTAGGTGGAGAAGAAGTAGGGAAAATGGTACAATATCATAAAGAAGGATTCCTTTTGGGTCCTAGTCCATCATACTCAATAGAAGAAAAGGAAGAAAATGGCGACTAAAGAAGCAGTAGTAGACACAATGGTTGAACAGATTAATATTCAATCAAGACAGGCAACCGTACAAGCACAGGGAGACCTGGTAGAACTAGAAAAAGCTTTATTGCAAGCACAGCCTGGATATAATCAGATGTGTAGCGGAATTGTTGATGCACTAATTGCAAGAGGAATGATTTCTGTAGATTAGTCTTGACTTAAAATATTGTATACAATACAATAATATTATAGGTCGAGCAATTTATTGTTCCCTATAATTGCCTTAAATGGCAGCAAAACCCAATCGGATCCGCCTCTGATTGGGTTTTTTGTTTTTTGGGGTGTATAATAGAAGTATGACCCCTCATGAGTTTTCTAAACAAATGAAGAATCCTTACTTTGGAACAAAGTATTATAAGGAAGAAACTCCTGCGGGCAAAATGGAAACTAGAATAGAACTTCGGGTAGAAAAAATTCTATCTAAGATATTTTTTTGGAGAAAGAAAAAAGATGCTTAATTTTGACAACAACCCAAACGTTAAAAAAATATACGACGAAATTTGGGTATACGAAAATTTTTTAAGTAAAGAAGAGTGTATCTCATTAGAGAATATTGCAAACAGCTTAACAGAGCCTGAGTGGAACGAAGCAAATAGTCCGCTAGATTGGTATAACGGCAAGGTCAGTAAAGCTATACCAGAATTGCTTGAGGTTAACGAAAGAGTATCTGATCTAGTAGATCCAGGATATGTAGCTACAAGAAATTCCTCTTTTCACAGAATGTTTCCTGGAGATAGTATGCACGAGCATGAAGATACCTGTGGTGAAGATGGTGAAGCAACTTCAAACGATGACTTTAATACATGTGCAATAACAAAATATGGGGCAGTTGCATACTTTACAGATAACTTTGAAGGCGGAGAATTGTATTACCCATCACTTGGTTTAAAAATAAAGCCTAAGTCTGGAGATTTACTAATACACGGTGCTTTAATTAGACACGGCGTAGCAGAAGTTACTAGCGGAATAAGATATGCTTATTCTACTTTTTTAACAGAAAAGAAATAAAATGGCTGAGATTATTTGGGAAAATATTATTGAAGAACAAAACGATTCTTCAGAACTAGAAACTATTCAACAATTTGAAATTAAAAACGATGTTCCTATTGAACAAGTTTATTTGCACCAGAAGCCAGGCTTTGTTGACATTGGAAACGGTATTCTCAAGTACGACGATCTGTTAAATCCTCAAGACTATACATACATTTTATTTCAATGTGAATCTCTTGATGAAGAATCTTGGATTGGTCACGGTATACCTGAAACTTCAGAGCTATACGCAAGAATTTCAAAACCACTTACTATCCAAACATTAAACGCTGCAATAGTTGAAGCAATAATTAATGAATATTGGACAAACGAACATAACACAATCAATAGAACAAGACCTGGTGACGATGTAAGCAGAATGTGGGGCGGTAAGGATACATGGAAGTCAGCAGACTACATAGCGCTTTATTATTTAGGCGAATGGACTGGCGGAAATATAAAACTTTTGTCTGATGGATCTAAGATAGAACTTAAGCCAAACACTTTGTATTGTTTCCCAATTGATCAAGGACAGGCGTATCTATCGGATGAAGTTCTTTCTGGCGTTAAGTATTCTTTTGTTGACTGGATCTATAAGCATGGCGATTGGGTAGTTGGTTAATACCGTACAAATCAGACATATAGTGCAATTAGTGTAAAAAGTGCGAAAAAAGTGCTTCGGCGATAGAAGACCCATATATTACTTTGCAACATTTTCTAGAATATCCCATATAAGCCCTCTACGAGGGTTCTAAAGCCCTAACGGGTCATATTTGGTATCTCTGATACTTAGACCCTTAAAAGGGCGGGAGAAAAAAAGCTAGCAATTTTCTACAATAGCCAGGATATAATATACATACCCATAAGAAGCCAAGCAATCCATTGTATTGACCTATATAGATTAGAAGTCTTCACTGTCTATATCTTCATCTAGGTCAAAATCAAAGATATCTTCTTGCTTACCCGCCCAATTTAAAAATTTAGACATAGCAAGACCTGAAAAGACTGCTGTCGCAGTTAGAGCAATTAAAGCATAGATCTTCTTCATTTGATATCATCCCAAAATGCTATTAATAGAACCAATATAGGTCCAAATATTACTGTTGCTTGAATCCAATTCATTTAGATTCTCTAGCTTTCATAACGTATGCGTATTCCATGCCATGTGCCATGCAGTATCCAATAGATGGATCATCTTTTCTAAATACAAATGATGGCAATGAGCATGTGTGTGCAGAACATCTTTTCATATATATATTATACCATAATCCTAGTCAACTGCAATATTTACTGCATGTTCTAGACAGTAAAATTTCATAGATC